GGTGATGCAAGTTCAGATGCTAATTCATCATCCTCTGGTAAACGACAATCTCTTTGGGCCAACCAGTCTTTAACTGCAAACCAAAGTTCCGCACGAAGGTTCAAATAATTTTTTTTGGTACTCGGTGCTTCGGCAACATTTACGCCACGCACGGGAAGGTTTTGCTCACGCAAACGATCAACCACTCCGGATCCTAAACCAATGACATCAATTAATATTTCTTGCGGTTGCTCCATCACAGTAGCATCATCAAATCTATTTTTTACCGCTCCGCACAATTGCATTAAATCCATGGACGGAAAAGTAATGATTTCAAAAACAGTATTTCCCTGGCGTATGCACAGAGCAGAATTATCGCCACCAAACCTCGCAACATCTAATCCCCATAAAATAGGCTCAGATGCGGTGAGAGACACATCTCTGCCCATGGCTGTGCGGACAAGTTCCATAGGTATGACAGTATCATCGTCTGCGGACGGAAATTCGCCCATAACTTCGACCCTAGCAACAGTAGAATCTTCGCCATATTGTTCGATCATGCGTTGGAAGAGTTCTTTGTCCGTGCCCTCGACTGTGCGGGAGTCTATTTGTTCGGTTTTCCAGAACTTGCGTTTAGAGTGAAAAGAATCGTAGAAAGGTCCTGAGTTCCTGCGTGGGTTAGAGAAGGTGAACCAAAAGCGATTTTTCGTGGGTTCGGAAAAGAATCCTTCGGATACGGAATATATGGGTGCTGGTATACCGGAAGCCTCGTCCATAATTAAACAAACTCCGTATGATGAGTGAATACCAGCAAACGCATCCGGGTTTTCTTCGCTCCATAGCTGTGCTTGTGCGTAATAGTAACCAGTATCGATTTTTAGGTCCTCAACGAGTGCATTTTCAAACCATTGTGCTGGTTTTATTGCGGTAGCAGTCTTGTTAAACCAGTGAGAATTTATGGATAAAGTTAGCCATTTACCTAATTCCGCCCATGTTCTAGTTCTAAGCTGTTGTTCTGTATTTGCTGTAACAATAATGGTTGCTCCTAACCTGGTAGAAAGCATCCATAAAATAATCCAAGAGACTAATGCAGACTTTCCAATACCCCGGCCTGAACCAACTGCCAATCTAAACATCTCTGGTAAATCAATGGCTTCGTTTTTTCTAATATGGTTTGCAATATCTCGCAAAATTTTTTCCTGCCACTTACGAGGACCAGTAAAATGTTCGAGGGGGGTATCCTTTTCACCCCAGGGGAAGACAAATTTAACAAAGTTTAATGGATCATCTTTGATGTTAAGTGACCAAACTGCGGTCATTAATTCTCTTTCTTGGTTAATTGGATATTTCATATTTCAAAAAAATTAAAAAATTTTAGTTCAACAGTTATACGTATATACGCCCCCCCACGCACGAAAGGGGGGGGTCAAATCGTTAATCCTCTATTTATTACACACACGCACACACGCACGAACGGACGGGGCCTAGATTCTCTCAGCGTCATTGGGGAGAAAAGGGAAGGCACTAAAAGGAGGCCTCGTCCGAATTGTCTATATAGTCGTCCTGGCCTTCCTGGTCGCTCGTGCGTTCGCTCGTGCGTTCCCGTGCGTCCTGGAGGTTAAGCTGTTCCCCTGGTTCGTCCGGGCGTACGTCCAGGACCCTGGAGTTTGCGTTGGATAATATCCCGGCCAGGTCCAGGTTATGATTTACTTGTTGAATGTCATTCCAGTTCTTGGGGTCCCGGTTCTTGAGAAAAAATATAGCGGAAGTTTCTTTCCCCTCCATGGCATTTTGAAACACTTTATTGGCCACCAATTGGACTGCCTTGTATCTTCCTTTTTTTATAGCGGTGTCAAATTTATCATTGACTCTTTTTTCCCTGGCTATCGTGCTGAGACTACATCCCAACAGTACCGCAATTTGAGACTCAGAAAGTCCATCACCGGACCAGGCGGTGATCTGTTTATAATCTTCAGATGTCAGCTTATCCAATTTCTTTTTTCTGCCTCTTTTAACTGGTTCATTCATAGGGTTAATTGTAATTCTAAATCTAGGCCTGGAATTTATTTTAATGACATATTTGACATTATTTTAAGAAATCGATTATACTCTAGGAACTCGGGGGAATACCCGGGCATTTTAAGGAGATAGAAAGAATGAGTAAATTACATTACACAAAATACCAAGAGAATTATAAAAATTATATTCTTGATTGTATTGATTCAGAAGATGATCTTATTAATAAGGAATTAACCAAAGAAGAAAAGATTAAATATTTATTCAATAGGTTTTATTCTGAATATGGGTTCATGGTTCAGAGAGTAGGAAAACGGAAAGCTATTGCTGAATGGTTAAGCGGCTTAGCTATTAATATTCCTTATTCATACTGCGATATTATAGAACTAGCTAAAAATATGGGTTCAGTAGAATATAACTTATCAAGTGTACAAGAAGATAGAATTTGTGAAAATTACTGGAACTTTATGGCTTACATGATTTTATTGTTAGAAGAAGAAATAAGAGAGGTAGCCTAATGAAGATAACTATTGATATAGATACAGGTAATTCTGCATTTTGGGATCATTGCGAGGATTCAGAGAACCCAACCTTTAATTATTCAGAGGTTGAAAGAATTCTTAATAACATTTTGCCAAGGTTAGAAATTAGCGACTCCGGAAAATCTCACGATATTAACGGGAACTCAGTAGCAATGTTTACTGTAGAAAGAGACGCAGACGAGGTGGCCTAATGTACGAGGTAATAATTGAATATGATAACCAGCGGCCGGTCGTTGTGATGCGGTCCAAGGATCTGAGCAAGTGCCTGGACAAACAAAAAAGATTAATCCAGGACGGACATTTGGATTGTTTTATAGCGAGGGTAAAGAAATGACATTTACAGAGGCAGTAAACAAATATAACTGTTATGCCCGGGATGTCTTGGGATTAGTTGGCGAGTTAGATATACCTTGTCCGGATATGTCAACAAACATTAGCGTTAGCAACTTTGAAACAAATACCAAGAATTTAATTTGGATTTTAAGAAATGCTAAAGATATAAACATTGCAACCATTAACGCTGATACAGGAAAAGTATTATGAAACAAGAAGAAACAACCCGGATTAATTACCGAGGCGTTGCGGTTGATCTAACAATTACCTGGAACTACTTTGACAGCACCGACCATATAGAAGTGCAAACCCTGGACGATCACCCGATCCCACTAACCCCCACCGGGTACCGGTCGCACTTTTGCCACTTCCCGGATAACTTCAACATGGACCAGGCCATTGAATGGTTTTACCAGGAGAACGGAAAGAAAGATTCCAACGGATTCCAGGACGACTTCTTTTCTAGCGTCTCACATGAGCCACACGCAACGCAAAGCATTAAACAGGATGAAACTATCAAGAATATAAAATCTTTTAACTCTGAGCCTCTGACGAAACCAGGGGCAAAGGCAAACCAACCATCATTATTTTAATAAGGAGATAAATATAATGACCAATAAGAAAAACCACGCAACATTTTCACCGAGTGATTCCAACAGATGGAGGAATTGCCCGGGCAGTTATAACAATGTAGCGATAAGTAGGATAACTTTTTTTAAGTTTGATGACGAAGGCAACGAACTAGAAAACGAGGACGGAACAATCAAAGAATTTAAATTGAAGTCCGTTAGATTTAAACCCCTGGAATATCTATGTGAAGATTTAGACGCTGATTACCTGGAACCAATCGAGGGCCAATCATAATGAACGAAACATTAAACGAAGTCATCCAGGACCTAGCGGACCTAAGTTATACCGCCCTGGATTTAAAGGAAGATATCACCACCGGTGAACCATCTATTGAAACCGCCCTGGAGAAAATTAACAGGATTCACCAGGTATTAATATTTAACCAAGATAAATTAATTCAATTAAACAAGGGGGAACTATGAGCAACTTAGCATTAAAAGAAAAAATAAAAGAGCGATCTGATCAAATAATAGAAATGCTTTTAATTGATTCTGCGGAGAATGAATCCATAGAAGATTATTTGTTAGATTTGCAAGAAATTAAAAAGGCTAAAACCTTTAAAGAAATTTGTAATTTACAAGATAGAGATTACAAAGAGGAAATATTAAATCTTAAACAAGAACTAAAGGGGGAACTATGATATTAGCGCAATTAGAACCATATGCTGATGAGTTTGAATTTGAAGATTTTACTTTTGAGATAGATGATTATTTTACTAAGCATTTAAATAAAGAAGTTTTTATTGAAAGTAAAAATTTAACTTGGATAAACTTAAAAGGAACAAAAACTTTTACGCTTATTGATGTCCACCAAGTATGGCAAGAACTTGTACCTCAAAATACAGATTACAGTTTTGTAATTGAAGATACCAATAAAGAAAATATCTATCAAGCTAAATGTTCTCATCACGATTGCCCAACAGGTGAAAAATTTACTATAACTTTTAAGGAAAGCTAAAATGACACAGCATAAAGAAATGATAGAGGAAGCGAAACGCTTACTAAATAGCAAAAGGGAAAACATCCCAAGCATGAGTAAAGACTTCAGCAAGGACTATTGGTTATTAACTTATCCGTGCGGAAAGATTGTTAAAACTTACCAGGATAAACGCAAAAGGGATATCGTTATCCAGGAATCATTCAATGGGGGTGAATTATGAGCAGAGGATGTTGTAATGAGTGCGGCTATAA